ATGGATGGCGGAAACAGATGTGCCGGCCTGGCCCGCTAAGGTCAAAGCCAGAAAAGCATCATCCACTATGGCGCATTCGGCGAGGGATACGCTGCCACAGGGAGTGACCTGCACAACACAATCACTTTCCACCGGGAAGGGCAGATCATAAAGGATTTTGCACCAGCCGTTTTCACCGATAGTCTCCCCTTCTGTGGCCTTCTTGTGCATTTCCAAAGAGCCGTCGGACCAAATCCGGGTTTCCCAGCCATTGCTTTTATCCGTATATTCCACAAAGGTAACTACCATTTTGGCAGCCACCGCACCGTCAGTATCAATTGTCAGAAATTTGCCCCGGTCATTGGGATTTTGGATCCTGGTCAATGCCGTAGATGGTGTACAGTAACAAACCTCCATTTCTGCATTCTCATCGCTGGTAATGTAGGTAACGGGGGCATACGACCTTAATTTGCCATACGCTTCCAGCACATCTTCCGGCAGGGGTGTTTCAGACTTTTCCCCGCATCGGCGAATTAGCACACCCTTTGCAAAATCGATTTCGTCGCATATATCACCGCCCAACAAACCGCCAGGTGTGGGGACTGTAAGGGACCGGCTTTCCTGGTAGGGTACATAACCTGTATATACGCTGCTGTGCTCAATTTGGAAATTGGAAAACACACCCGACTTGCCACCAATGCGAATCTCTGCAAAGTTCCAGTTATTTGCCTTTACCATCTCTTTTGTAACCTTGAAGGCAAGGTAGTACAAGCCGGTTTCTTCGTCTGCTGCGGAAATGTTGGTTGCAGACTGTTGATTAATGGAAACCAGCATTCTCAAATTCTTCAGCGGATTTGTTTCGGCTTTGTAGTTATAAGACATTGTGATCGTATCACCAACGCTGAGGGGGCAATAAAAACCCACAGTAAAAAAGCCGTTATTATAAGAAGTAACATTGCTTGTGCTGGGGTAACTGTTTTGGGTAACTGTAACACACCCCCCTGTTGTTGCCGATAGAGTCGTTCCGAACTGGTTGTATAGTTTGGCAACTGTTTCCGGAGTCGGAATTTTGTCTTCAGCGCTGAATTTCCGCACATCGGCAACATTCTTGCCCCTTACATTCACTGTCACACTTTCCTTTTCACCAACGATATGCACTTCACCGTTATCATCCATATAGTCACGACCGAAAATCCGCAAGCCCATCAGAGGCGCATTGCCTGCATCGTCCAATGTGATACTGCTGCCTGATTTACTCCGGCCGGCATCTGCCTTTCCAGCCTGCAAAGCTGCAAAAGCATCCTTGGGTGCCGGGTCCTCCACTTCAGGACACAGCTCGGCCGCCAATTCATCCGGCAGCACATGTGCCTTATTATAGGGCGTACCTGCTATGATGGGGGCATCGTCACGCCGGAGAGTAATGGCAAATTCTTCTCCGGACTGTAATTTTTGTAAATCTTCACCGGTGACCACGGCTTTACATCGGCCGGGTGCGCCGGGTATTCTGTCTGTCATAATTTAACGCTCCTCTCCGGCGAAAATCTCGCCACTGTATTGAAAAATTCGCAATGTATTCACTATGCGTGGGTATACGCCAAGCAATGCCGATTCTATCGCATTGGCATCCTGCCAGGTTAGGTTTTCCATCGTGGTCGGCAGGCCCTTTGCCAGTTCCACCGCCTCACACAAGTGGGTAATATTGGCAAGATAACGCTGCATTTGCCTCTGGGTTGGCCAGGTTTTGGGGGAAAACAACGCTTCACTTTGCCAATCGGTTTTAAACTCTCCCGGCGGAGCAACGCCCATCGCCTCTGCCGCCTCATAAAGTGCTGCAACTGCACTTTCAACCCGATTCAGATCTTCGGCACAGTATTTACCTTTGGGGGTTCCTTGTAACACATCTTCTGCTGTTCGGTCGGTAATTAGATTCATTTTCCCACCTCCCTGCCTCGAATTTGAATGCTCGCCCGATGTCCCTTATCGGTAAAGGTACTTTCCATTTCGGTGATATAACCTGTGATCGGTTCCCCCCAGGGGTTCAGACTATTTACCATCTGTCCTGCAAATTGCCCCGTTACCACCACATCCTGGGTCAGCATTTCCCGCATCGTATGGTAATTGAAAAGGCGCTCCAGGGCTTTCGCGGCATTTCCGGAATGAATCAGTGTTGCATTCTCCACTTTTACCACATTGCCCCTTTCTGCTGCAGTGGCCAGGGGATTCTTTTGAGAGAGGACAACTATGTCGTGATTGTATTTCTTAATCTTCAGGGTAACAATCCCATTACCGGTCAGCCGGATCCAATTGGTATCGCAATCCAATACGGTACCGCCCTCCAGCCGATAGCTGAAGCACGGCTCGTTAAATACCAAAAACAGTTCCTCTCCGTGCATTTCCTTTTCCTTGAAGATTACCTTTTCTTCATTGCTGGAGGTATAACTGTGAAGATACAGTTCCACTGCCGCAACAGAAGCCTCCTGTTTTAGTTTTGCACCATTAAAAATACTGTCTGCCCCAAAGCCGTCGCTGATGCCCCGGGCTGGGGGGATCAACTGAATACTGCCGTCGCCCCGTGTGGTCACCACCGCTCCCACCGCAAAGGCAATCTGCTGCAAAGCCTGCCGGCGGGTACATACCGGCAAATAACCGGTAACAGTTTCTTCTGCAAAAGCACTGTCCACCCGGAAAGGAAAATCCCCCAGCACTTTCTGCAAAAGCGTGTGCAAGGGTTGCGCAACATAGAAGCCGCCCAGGTAGGTGTCCTCCAGTCTGCCGATGGCCGATTGACATCGCAAGCGATAGTTATGCCGGGATTGCCGGGTGGCATCGGTAATATAATGGGCCGCAATTTGCTTGCCGCCCCGGAACAGATGAATGGACTGATCTTTTTGGGGAACAATGGGATGCCCCTTTCTCTCCCGGATATCTACAGTCATGGTATCCACACTTAATTTACACAAAGACGGGTCTATCTCATTGAGCAGACGGACATTTACCAATTCATCCCCCATAAATATAAACACCCGGCCGATCTGTACCTGCCGCAGTTTGGCAAAATGACCCGGAAGATTGGTTTTCAGCAGGCGTATCACCACTTTATCGAAATCCTCCACCGGGTGGGAAAGAATCCATTCAGCCATATCCGGGTAGGCTGTGACCTGCTCCAGCAAAGCATTTCCACGGTACCACAAAACCGCAATTTCACTGCACCACTGCCCCAAAGCCGGGCAAAAGGACAGAGTGATACCGCTGGCGGAGTAAGGCCTGGAGAAGGTCACGGTCAAAGTAGGCGGTACTGCAAAGCGGCCGTGGTTATCGGAGCAGCTTTCGCTCCACCAGCCGTCAGGTGTATCCGGCATCAGCGTCCGGGAACCGTCCAGCGGCCATCCTTGGGCTTCAAATGTAGCCCAGGGGTTATCTGTGGCGGGATTTTTCAGTTCTGCGGCCACAGAAAAGGGTTGGGCAGAGGTGGCCGTAATGGCTGCATCATTTTGCGCGCCCACCGGGGCATCTGCATATTTTACCTGCAAGCTCACGGCCTCACCTCCGGTGCCATAGCGATAAACGCAATTTCCAACTGTGCCCAATGGTTTTTCCCGTTCTGTCTTCGCTCCAAAGCCTGTTGCCCGGCTTTTACGTACATTCGCTGTGTTAGGATTTTCTGACCATAGGGAAACACGCAGAGATGGCTGTCCTTGGGATCAGACACAGCCTGCCAGAAAGCCTCCAGCGAGGCCGCATCTTCGCCACGCTGGGCTACGGTCATAGAATAATTGTAGTAGGTGCCGAACAGATCCCGGTACATTTGGCCATCCTGGGTGCGCCCGGAAATACCGGTTTCTGTAATGGCAAATTCCCGGGTCAGGGACAGAACACGCACATTGTAGGCTTTGCCGTCCATCCAAAAAATCTGTTCCATTACAGCACCGTCCCTTTCGACAGAGAAGCACCTTTGCGGCTGGCTTCAACGGAAATCTCCGGCTGGAGGATGCGGGCCAATTGGGCAAGATCCCCGGTAAAATGCACCTGTACCACCGTTTCCCGGCTCTCCAGCACCTCAGACAGTGCCTGTTTCACCGTTTCCAGGGAAACCATATTATTTTCAAGATTTTTCATTATTTTCCTCCTTATAAGGGAGGGGCAAGCCCCTCCCCCAGGGTTATCTTTCGTATGTGCGGGCAAAGTCTGCCAGCAGGGTCACTGCATACAGGGCGGTTTGGTTGCGATCCTTCAGCGTTCCCTTTTGGGCCTGCATTCGCTCCAGATGGGGAATATCGCCAAAGCGGGGCGCCAAGCCCAGAGCGCTTTGGGTCTGCACCCAATTCTGAAAGTCCAGCAGCCACACTGCATTTTCTGCATCCCGGCCGGCTCGCCGGTAAAGGGTGAAGCGGTAACGGCAGGCGATTTGTTGGTTACCCAAAACATCCATCTGCCGGGAGCGTTCCTCCAGGCCGTCACAGAACAGTCCGGCATTGCCTGGAGTGGGTTCTGTCACATCCAGCTTTATGGTGTCCTCCCAGCCGGGGTAAGACAGCAGCCAGTTCTGCATTTTTTCGATATCTGTCATCGTCCACCTACTTTCTGCCAGCCTCGGTATGGCAGAAAACGCCCTGCCAAGTATAAGGCTTTGCATACGCCACCTCACCTAAACCGTCCACCAGTTCGGGGGTAAAGGTGTGCCATTCCCCATTGGAAATTTCCGGACCGATGCCCTCCAGCACCCGGTCGCCGGGGAACACCTGCTGGCATTCTCCCGGCTGAATCAGCAGAAATTTTCGCTGCACCTGTCGACCCAATCGGTCATAGCTTTCTTCCTCCTGCCACTGGATATAACAGTTTGGAAGCTCTGTGCGGGTGATTCCCTCCCGGGTCTTGCGGTATACCGTCACCGTCTGGCAGCACATAGGGTAGTCCATCAGTTCACCCCCCGGTAAATATCCAGGTAGATGGCCGCCTTTTCGTACAGTTCCCGGGTCAGGGAGGGTCGGTCGTCCGCATAATGCACCGTGACGCTGCCCACGCTGGCAGAGGTCATGCCGTCATTTCGTCTGGCCCACAGAGTCTCTGCCATGGCGCATAAGGCCATATTCTCCGCGTCATTACCGGAGGATTCCACCCGGCAGCAGCCCTTCAGGCTGTCTAAGTATGCCTGCGCCTGAGCCGCCACGCCGGAAAATGCCTTTTCCGGAATGGCACTGCCCAGGTAGCAGTTTACATAAAACTTATAATCCACCATAGGCAGTGCCTCCACTATCAGGCTGCGGCGATGGCGATGTCCTTCAGGACGGCAGCCTTCAGGGTGTTCTTCAGCACCACGCCGGCCACCAGCTCCACCTCACCGGTCTTCACAGCGCCGGGGGCAGACAGGTCGGGCAGATAGGACTGGATCACACCGTCACCCATAGGAGAAATGCCGTGGAAGCCGTCCAAACCCAGAGAAACAGCATAGATCGCAGTCTTGCCGCTCTCGGTAGAGACTACATCGGTGATGGCTTCGCCGTCAAAGTACTGACCCATATCCACCATAGGTACACCGGCGTAGGTCTCCACAGTACGGCCGAAGTCGTCCACGGAACGCTCATAATAACCGGCGCGGCGAGCGATGGAGCGCAGCTTTACCAGCATAGCCCGGTTCATCAGCAGCATGGAGGGAGTGCCGTCCAGGGTGCTGAGGAAGCTGTCCATTTCGTCCAGGAATGCGTTGTAGTTCTCGTCCAGCTCGTCAGAGGTCTTCAGGCTGACCTGGCTGATAATTTCATTGGCAGTGCCGCTCAGCAGCTTCTTCAGACCGTCAAAAGTACCGGTGACATAGCCTTCGCCGGTGGCATCGCCGGTGCCGTTGATGACCAGGTTATGGAAATAGTTGGCGGTTGCCTTAATCTTCTGCTCAGCCTGGAAAGCCATTTCATTGGCTGCGCCGGCGGTGTTCTGGATCACACGGTCCATCTGGAAAGCGCCGCCCATAATGATGGCGTTGGCAGTCTTCTTCTCTTTCTTGGCCTCACCGGGGATGTACTCACCGCCCACAGTACGAACGGAGGCGGTGGAGGGGGACTTCAGCTGAATGTAGCCGTAAGTCAGGGTGCTGCCGCCGGTGCCGGGAGAGATGACATTATCGAACACCATCTGATCCAGCAGCAAGGAGCTGCGGCGGAACATATCTACGATCTGCTGATCGACCTTGTCGGCCATGCCGACCTTTGCTTCTGCAAGTGTAATTGCCATAATTTATTACTTCCTTTCAAATTTTTCTAAGAGTGCGCCTGCCAAGGTGGCAGGACTTTTGTGTGCTTCCGGCACCTGTGCGCCGGTATCCCTTGCGTAAGGAGGCGGGGTCTGCACCTGGAAAAGGTAGCTACATTCCTGCTTCAGATTCTGCAGGGCTTCTGCCAGGGCAGCGGGTTGATTTTCGCTGGCTTTGAGAGCATCGATATCCAAAAGGGCTGTGATGGCCTTGGCATTGCGGCCGTTGACGGACAGAATGGCGTTTTCCAAATTGTGGCTGAAAATCAAATCAGACATTTCCCGTCTGTGGGTCTCCACCTGCTGGTCAAACTGCTGCTTCAGTCCGTCATAGTCGGCATAATGGGCCTTGACGGCCTCAATATCCTTGCCGTTTTCTGCCATAATGGCATCGATGATCTCTTTGGGCAGAGGGGTGTCCCCCACTTGCAAACCTTGCAAAAATTCTCGTTTCATAGTGTTCTCCTTTCGTTTATGCTTTTTACGGGGTTGCTTCCCGAACGGTTTGGCCTTTTACGCCGGCCGTGGCGAATATAAAAACACCTCCATAGCGGGTCATTCCGAGGAGCGAAGCGACGTAGGAATCCCCCTCTTAAGAAGGAGATTGCCACGCCAGTTTGCGAACTGGCTCGTAATGACCGTTTGCTGGGGGTGCTTTTTACGAATTGGGCATATATTTTTCCCGGATGGTTTTTTCGTCCTCGCCGGCTAAACCAAAGCGCCAGGCCAGGGCCACCTCCGGCTTGAGGATTCCCTGCTCCACCATCTGCATATAATCGGCCCAGGTCTTATCCCGGTCGTAGAGATTGCCATTGCCGAAATCGAAGCGGATCTGCTCGGCGGTCTTGGGAGCAAAGCCGTAAAGCTCCGCCAAAACGCGGCACAGTTCCATCGTCTTTTCCACGGCCACCTTCCACATCTGCTGAAAATCCAGCACCGTCAAGGCAAATTCCATAGTACTGGCCGCAATTTCCGTGGCGGTTCGCTCTGTCTGGGTGGCATCGGAGAGCATACCCCGCTTCAGACCCAAAAGGCTTTCCACATTGCGGAAGTACTCCTGTTTCCGGGCCAAATAAGATTCCTCCCGGAGATTGGGTGAGAAGATAGTCAGACCCACCCGCTCCGGGTCATCGTCCAGACCCACAAACAGGTGATCCTGCAAGCCCAATTCTCTGTCCAACAGATCTTTGGAGGCGATGATCCGGCTCTCACCCCGGGAGAATTCTCCGTTCATCTGGGCCTCGTTTTGGTCGATGTTCCGAATCAGGCCCTCCGCGGCGGCATACACCGCCACGCCGTCCTCAGAGCCGTCCACGCAGTTGAGCATAGGCAGCTTCATTTCCGTCAAGCCCACAGATTCAACCGGCTTTTCATAGCAATAGCGCTCTGCTAAATTTTGGTAGGCAGGCACATTTTTTAGCGGCACCTCGGCCCCCAGCTGGCGGGAATCCCGGCTGCGGAACAGTCGGTTAGTGATGGTCAGATAACCGTCCTTATCCACCGTTCTGCGCTCCAACAGCGTATAGTAGCTTCCGCTGTCCACGCTTTTTTCCACCAAGCCGATGTCCGTGGGGGTGCCGCTACCGTCCCGGCCGAAGATCAGCACCCGATTCCGAGGCACCAGGGTAAAGGAAAACCCTGCCTTTCCGGGGCAGGGTTTGAGATAGGTGGCGCCGCCCACCAATGCCAGCTGCATGGCAAGGCGCTTTTTGGTGTCCAGCTCCCCCACGATCTGCTGAGCAAAGGGAGTGTCTGCCGTGGCCCGGTACTCACCGAACACCGCTTTCACCAGCTTGTTGACAATGGTATAGGGGATGCGCTGGCAAGGGTCAGTAGCCTGACTGTTTTCGGCATTGTAGTACATGGCAAACCACCGCTCGATGGCCTTGCGCATAGCAGGACTGGTCTTGTCCCACTGGCCGAAAGCCTTTTCATAATCGTAAATACTCATCGCTTTCCTCCCTCCCGTCTGGCGGTCCGCAGACCCAACCGCACACCGTCAATGTATGCCTGCAGCTGATCAATTTTCACCTGCAAAGCCCGGTTTTCTTTTCGCAGCTGCCGGTTCTCCCAAAGGACCGTTTCCTTTGCCCACATGGGCAAAAAGTGATTCAGCAGCCATTTTTTCATGTTCGTTCCTCCTGTTTCATCGTAATTCCTTGTTTCTCCGCAAAACCGTCGTGCAGAAATAGCGGATGTCATCCATTGCGTGGTCATTTTCCTTGCACACCCGGTCAGTTTCGCCGTTCTCCTCCCAGCGGTAGAGGGAGAATTCCCGGATACTGTCAGCGCAGCTCGGCATAAACTGCAAGATGCCTTGGCGCAGCAGTTCGGCGACCATTCGGATACCCGGCAGCACCTCGTTTCTGGCCTTACGTACAGAAAAGATGCCGTGCGCACGAATGGTAGCAATAAAGGATGCCGCCGATGGGTCAACCACCACCAGCTCCACCGGCAATCCCCCGGCCAATTTCACCAGCTCTGCGTGGTACTCCTCGTCGGTATACATCCGCCCGGTCTCCCGGCCGCTGTGGTAATACTCCCGCAGCCGCACCGCTCTGCCCTCGCCCACGCACCAAAGACCGGCCGAAAAGGGATTCTGTGTGCCGTAGTCCACGGAGATGTAATACCTGCCTCCCTTGGGTGGGGTTTGGGTGATGTGCTTTTCCGGACGGAAATCATAGACCAGGCCCTCTGCCATACACCACTGTCCCAAAATGTACCGCCGGTAAAAAGCGCCGGTGTACATAGCCTCGTACCGCTGCCGGATATGAGGGTCAAGGCTTGGATTGTCTTCCATGGTAAAGTGCAGGTGCAGCAACCGTTTTTCCTTTGCCTTTTGGATCCACTCCTTGTAGAGCCAATGCTCCGGTCCTTCGGGATTGCAGTTAAACCACAGCTTAGAGCCGCTCACCGAACACCGGGCGCAGGCCTGCTCCACAAAGGAGCGGGGCATCAGCGCTGCCTCGTCCAGCAGAACACCGGCCAGGGTGATGCCTTGGATCAGCTTGTAGGCACTTTCGTCCTGACCGCCGAAGAGGTAATAGGTGTTCTTTTTGCCGTCCCGCCGTACCACCAGCTTGTTTTCGCTGCGTTTTTCGGTGATTTGCAGGGTATCACCCAACCAGGTTGGGAGATTTCCCACAATATTCCGCTGCAGCGCACCGATCGTCCTGCCGCACAGGCCGAAGGTGCAGCCGTTAAAATTGGCCATGCTCCACAGGAAAAACCCCGTCACCATACTGATGGTCTTGCCGGAACGGATGGCGCCGTCACAGATGATGCCCTCCATTTCCCCCAGGCGTGGGCGATTCCACCAGGTCATGGCCAGCAGCTGCCGCTTACTGAAGTTCTGATACAT